TTGTGGGTGTTGAATCCAATAATATTTTTTCATAAAGTAAACAGGATCTTGAGCACACCTAATGAACTCCTGTTTAATTACGTCTTTTATGTTTTGTTCAGCCATAACAGGTTTTATATATATAAATATACATGAAATAAAAAAGCCCGACCTTACGGGGTCGGGCCAGAGCTATAATACTGAGACTATAGCGGGGCTAGTTATTATTTAAGATTTTGGAAACCAGTCATAACTTTATCCAAAATATCTTCTAATGTTTTAATTTCACTATCATCAAGAATTTTATATTTCTTATAGGTAGCAGTAGAACCAACTACATCAAAAGCTTGTTGTATATATTTTTCTTTTAAGCTATCACTTAAAGTTGATGAAGATGATTTGCCAGGAACTGGAGGCATAGCTGGTGCTTCTTTAGTAAGGCCTGCTAGTTCTTGCATTCTTTTAACTTCATTAAGTTGTTTCATATTATTTTACTTTTCTAATTGGGGAATATATATTTTATTAGTTTCTATCTAACATTTTTACGTTTGCTAAAACGTAATCAAAAATTTCATCATCTTCAAATCCTTCTTCTTTTAATGAACGAATGATAGATTGAATAGCAGCAACTAATGCTTTTAAAGCAGTTTGAGAAACTAAACCATCCATTCTTTCGTATGTACTATCATCAATATGATAAGTATCTACTTCACTCATTTGAGCTCTTTCATTAACATTTATTTCAATAGCTGAACCTAAATCTTCTATAGCATCATTTATTTCACCAAAGGCATTTAATAAACCTGCTCTATCTCTAGGAGGAATGTTTATATTATCAGCAGTATTTTTAAATACTTTTCTAGTTAAACGGGATAGCTTCATTACTTGTTGTAATAAAGGATCCTTAACACTTGCTTCAGCTAATAAGCTTAATTCTAATTTTTTTGCCATATTAAGCGATTACATCTTTTACAAAATCCATTACATCTAAACCACGAGCTTTAAAAGCTTTCTTAATGTCTGGTCTTTGAATAAATTGTCTTAATACTACTAAGTCAGTTGATTTTGATCTTTGTCCTTTTGGTTGAGATAAAATTTTACCAACTTTAATTTTAATAATTTGTTTAGCTTTTTCTAAAGCTGAATCAGCAGCGCTATCACCAGACTTTGGAATATCTAAACTAAATTCTTTTTCAGCAGCTTTAATATCTTTTTTAGATGGTTCTTTTTCAAATTCTGATGAATCAAATTCATCTGCTGTAGCATCTACATCTACATCATCAATTGCTTCTTCTACACTGCTATCTTCATTATCATCAGACATATCATCTTCGTTTACTGATTCAGCATACCTTCTACAATATTCCATGCTTACTTGGTCTTTGTATCCTTCATCAGTGATACGATAACAGTTACCATTTTGAACAACATAAATTACTTCGTATTCTTTAAGGTCATCAGTTTCAGCAATTTTTGTAGTTAAATCAAGTTGATCTAAATATGAATTGTCTAATTGGTTTGCATCGTTGTATTCGAACATAGGGCCCTTTCTTTGAGCCATATTAGCAACATACTTGTTATAATTAAATTCTGCCATTAGTTGGTTATTTACCGATAAATATTACAGATTTTGCAAAATAGTGGCAATACGTTCATCAGTAGTACCCTCAACTTCAATTAACCTATTAGGACCATATTCTTTCAATGCTAATTGAATAACTTCATCAATTTTACGTCTATAATGTAAATCAGTTTCACGAACACCATTATCTTCCATACTAACTCCACGTGGAGATACATAAATAACTAAATCATATTGCTCGCGTAACATCATAGCTGCTTCAACAAAAGTACGCTTATCAAAATCATTAATCGATTTAGCACCTAAAGTAAATGCACATACGTCCCAAATTGTTCTATCCGTTAAAACGTTTTCACGCAATAATTCACTGGCACGTTCAGCTAAGAATACAAACTGACCATTTAATGTAGAATCAGTATTTAACGGAATACCTAAATCACGCAAATATTTGCTACGTTCAGTAGCAACAAAATAATCTTTAAATTGAGGTAATTCCGATAATGCTTTAACTAATGTAGTTTTACCTACACTCATTGTTCCTGCTAAACCTATTTTCATATTACAAACGAGTTTTAAATAATGGATTTTTTGCGGGTGGAACACCTTTCTGATCTTTCTTCCACTCTAGAAACTGATCTTTAGTTTTTTTAAAACCAAAAACATAATATTCATCTTTCTTACCGCTACCTTTTGGATATACAATAGCAGGACCATCATAATTATGAAATTTACCATCTAAACTATAAATAATAGTTCCATCAGGTGTTTTAATTTTTTTAACTTCAGCCATAACTTATTTTTTGTTTTTATTATTTATCTTATTCATTTGTCGTGCTATTTTCTTTTCTTGTTTAGCTTCTTTAGCTTTCAATTTAAGTGCTTTTTCAGCACCAGCCTTATATTTGATATCTACCTCAATAGGTCCTTTATCAAACTTATTTAGATCAAACTTCCACGTTTCAATTGTGTATTCGTCTTCATATACACGAGTAAATTTAGATGGAGGTGGCTCATGAATAATTTCCTTTGGCCTGCCGCGACGTTCTTCCATAACCTTTTTGTTTTAAAGGTACGAAATTATTTTCACTTAACCAAACTTTCAGCTACATAAATGCCATGAGCACCTGATACTGTGATGCCACGAGCAGATAAAGCATCACCTACAAAATGTACATTAGGATATTCTGTTAATGATAAATCATCATAATTAACTAATGGTTCAGGACTAAGATATTTTACTTCAGGCATATAAATACCCCAATCGTTTCCCATTTTAGGAAATATGGCTTGCATATTAGTAATAAAATCCTCAATATATTGAGCATATTCTTCACCTAATGCATCAAATAAAATATCCATTGTATCTACTTGTACAGCAGATACTGTGTTACTTTCTGATGTTAGGCCCGGTTTGCGAGTTCTGTTTGGTGAATAATAGGTACCAGTACCATTAATTTGAAGTTTTTTAACTACATCTCTACTCCATTTAAATGGATCTTCAATACCTTTAATTTCCATTAGAATACCAAAGTTAGTCATTTGATTTTCAAATTCCTTTCCTTTCTTAGCGTGACCATTGTAACTAACATCGCCATAGGTTTCCTCAACAGCCACATAAGCTGCATTGTTGTTAGTGCAAAACGATCGCAAACTAACATTATCAAATTTCTGATATAATTTAAAATCGTATGATACATCAATTAGTTTTTGAAAATATTTTTGTGGTGCTTCAAAACGAACTCCAATTTGTACTGATTTAGGTTCATTAGGTAATGTATATTCATCAGCTAATTTTTGAGCAAAATCAATACCTGATTTACCTACTGCAAATATTAATTTATCATAATTAGTAAAGGCTCCTAATTCTTCTTTATTGTTAGTAGCTGTTATATAATTTTCCTTAAAATTAATACTAGTGACCTCAAAGTTCCAATTAAATGTAACACCTCTATCTAACAAATATTGATACCATGTTTTAGCAATTTCATGTAAGAAATTAGATCCAATGTGCCATACAGGAAACATTCTCAAACCAAAGTATGGTTTAATGAATTCAGGTTCTTCCTGTGGATCAGACATGAATATTTCGTTTGGTTTAGGGTGGAAACGAGTAAAATTATCTACTACTTGTTTCATTAATTCCATTGCTTTTTCTTCACCACAATACTTAGCTAATTGACCACCAATGGCAGTATGATAAGTTAATTTACCATCACTCCAACCACCAGCACCTAACATACCAGTCATTACTTCTTCAGGTAAACGATTATGTGGGTCGTTTCCTTTATCTATAATGGTTATCAATTCACCAGGATATCCATTATCAACTAACTTTGTAGCAGCGTTGATTCCTGCAACACCTGCACCTACGATTACTATTTTTTTATTCATATTTGTAAAGATAATTAATTTTTTTTAGATTACCAAAAAAAAAGACCCGCCAAATTGGCGGGCCACTACTCCATCTATATATAAAACCCCAATTCGGGGCGAACAGGTAATGAATCTGTTCTATAAATTATTTTAATTATATATTATACCAAATAGCTACCATTTTCTTTCCAGCTAAATTAAAAAATTCAGGATCACCTTCTTCTTCATAAAAGCTAGGATCTTCGTCTATATCTTCAGCAAATCTAAAAGATACACCTATTTCTTTATCTGGTGTAGCATCATAATTTCCATCCTCTGTAAATTTTTGAACACTATTAACTAGGTTTTTTCTTTCTTCAGCTTCCTCTGGTTCTAATCCATCAAATACCAAGTGGTTTATCATGTATTTTTTAACTTCATCTATATGACTATTTAAAAAATCAATTACCGGTTGGCCAACTTCTTCTCTTAAAATACCAGCCAAGCGCTGCATTCTTTTGATTTCGTTTAGTTGTTGTTTCATGTGCATAAATATGTTAATAATTAATTAAATTGTTTTAATATTTTATGATTTT